TATCGGTTCGCATAATGTTTAGTTGTGTTTTACAGCTAGGACATAGGTCCAGCTTCTTTACTGCTTGTATTTCTTTACTCATTTTGATGCCCTGGTTTTCGTACTCATTCTCCACAGATTAAAAAAGTCATGTTTTAAATTCATGTGCTTCAACTGCTTTAATTGTGCTTTACGGTTGCCCCTATGAAATAGATTAAGGCTGTCATTCTTCCCCATAATCTCCTCAAAAGTAGATATTGATGATGCTTGATATACCTCTGTCTCTACGGGGTAGTATCGACCATGCTTATCGTATTTATCTGCCCTGGGATCATCGACAAACATCACGCCACCAACTTTCTTTTTACTTGCTCATAAACCTCGCCTATCCTTGGGTCCGTTTCTATTAGTTTCTGACCTCTTTTAGCTCCATGTAGGACCGTGCTGTGGTCACGGTTTAATGTCTTTCCTAGTTGTGGGAATGATTGCCAGGTCAATTCTTTGGCCAATGCATAAAGTAGGTGACGATAGGGCATAACTTCCCTGGACCTTCTATGATTAATCAACTCCAATGGTGGACAGCCTGTTACGTCTGATAGGGCAAGGAGTATTTTTTTGACTGATACTGTTTCGGCAATATCTCCAAGATTTTCACTCCCCGATGTGTGGCTTCTACCAGCTTCTTCTTCAGCTTGTAAACTGGTGTCTTGAACCCTTTGACATCCTCCACGACCCGTGCCTTCTGCTTGAAATAGCTGAAATCGGCTATGTATCTGCATATCTTTTCTCCATCTATTATAATTTCGAACTTAGGATGGACCTCGAAATGACTTATCTCACCTTTTTCCAGCATAGGCTTTAACGTAAACCAATAATGCTTGGCTTCAGCCTGGCTGTCGAACTTATATCCATCTAATTCTACTCTTTTTGCTCTATATTTCATGTACAATTACTAAAAGTTACATTTAACACTTGTAATCCACGATAATAAACATTACATTGATATTGTAAACAGAAACAAAACAGTAATTTAAACGTAACGAAACGGAAATATTAGGAGAAAGTAAATGAGACTATATGATTGGAAATCTAGTGACACCAGGGATATGTTTATATCTTACACCTTTGGTCAAGGCTGGGAAATTAATGCTGAAAGTAAATCAGCTACTGACTATGTAAACAAGCTGTCTGGTCCAGATTTTAAGTGGGCTTCTGTACAGAATATAGATGATGGTGTTTTGTACACCGATAATAAAGCTAGTTTTGATATGCTTTTTAACATCATTAAAGGCACTAATTATGTTGTTGATCTACATTTAGGAGAAAGTGAATGACACTTAAAGACTTATTTTTAGAATATGACCCAGACAATAATGTTTGGTTTGTTTTTAATGAAGTTAGTAAATACAGACTTGGTAAGTTTGATACTTACCCAGAAGCTAAAAAGTTTGCTTTAGAGTGTACAAGCAATAAACCAGAAGCTAACAAGGTGTACGCTCTTACTGGTGGACCAGGTAGCAAATGTATAGCCAATGGTAACTCATGGGCTGAAAGCGAAGTAAAGGAGAATAAATAATGACAATGCTTAAAATTAATCGGGATAGTGCATTACAGCTACTAGAATTATATAACCAGGCTAAATCAGAGGGTAGGGATCAGTTCGTATTTATGGATAGCGACATCCTTACCAGCTACGCCCGTTATATGCTTCTGCATATTCAGAACCAGGGCCTTTTAAAAAAAGATGAATATAATTTTGACAACACTAGCGTACAAAGTGTAAACATAAGGAGTACATTTAATGCATAGTTTCGGGATTGATCGTATGCCAATCTATAGGCAAGACCATGGGGTTCCTCATGCTGGAAAGTTTGCTGGTCTGGTAAGAGTGTCAACTGATAAACAAGAGGTTGAGAACCAGATGCATTTGATTAAGGAATATTTAAACGGTGGTAAGCATACTGTAAAATGGTTCAAAGAAGAGGGGATTACGGGTAGTACTCCCTTCATTCGTAGGCCAGTATTGCAAGAAGCGATGGAATATTGCCGTAAAGAAGATGCAACTTTAATCATTACTAGTTTATCAAGATTATCCAGAACGAATTGGGAAGCTAATAAATTTTTTTCTGATGAGGTCCATAAGAAGGGCTTTAAAATGGTTGTTTTGGATAACCCAATGCTGGATCATAAAACTGTGGGCTGGTTTGCTCAACAAGCATATTTAGAACGTCACATGATCCAGGAAAGAACCCAGGCATCGTTAAACCGAATACAGCAAGAGATTAAAGAAAAAGGGCTGTATAAGTCTAAGGCTGGGAATATTATAAAGAAGCTCGGAAGGTCCGAAGAGGTCCTTAAAAAAGCTCGAAAGAAAGCTGTCGAAAGTACACAAGCTAATGCTAATCAATTTGCAAAGGAATTGTACCCAGAAATAAAAGCTCTCCTAGATGCTGGTTATTCTTACCGTGGAATAGCACAACTATTTAATAAAACCAACCGTGCTACCAGGGCAACTAAAGATGATAGTGTCAATGGTTTCAAATGGTATGCATCAACTATATCTAACATCGTAAAAAGGGCGAAGCCTAAAAAGGGGAACAAATAAATGAACAATAATAAAAACTTAACTCTAAATAGTCAGCTAGACTATTGGAATGGTCAAAAGAAAACGATAGAAAGAGATGGACTAGGCATGAAGCCACGCGTTGAAAGTGGAACAACAAAGCAAATACAAACGGGTGCTATCATAAACCCCAATAATGCTCCACCGTCACTTTTAAAAGATCAGTACCCCTCAAGCTGTTATAAAGATACAGCACAAGTTGCCCTTAATGAATTATCCCAATTTTACATAAAACGATTTAAAAAAATGTGGCTTATGCAGAAAACCCGAACCGATAACCGAATACAACGCTGGGTCAATCATAGCCGAATACATTTCTACTTTGGTGTCTGGTTGGCTGGAACCTATCAAAACAAAAATAGCGTTTCGGTGTCAGACATTGTAGAAGAAATGCAGATAACCCGAACCACAGCCAGAAAACTGATTGCCGACACAGTAGGCGAGAGATGGCTCATTGCTATAGAAACACCAGAAGATAAAAGAATAATTAAGTATAGATGTACACAGTTCTTTTACGCTCATTGGGAAAGTTACGTTGCATATACCATTGATATTAGCGACTTTACAGGTTTTCGTAAATCCATTGATATATATACCTATTGCTTGGATAAGATGGATAAAGATAAAACTAGTATTCTATCAAACAATGGTTAGTGAGTGTGCATAATAAATTTAAACTATGTACACCTAGAGTGCATATTATTTACAAATTAAATGTTTATATTGATACTAGGAAGATTGAACTATGAGAAACACTAGACTAAAATATAATGCAACCATGATGTCAGTACGGGCTGGTATACTAAGGATGTCGAAACGCATAAATGTACCAATGATACATCCAGATCATATTAAAACAGCGAGTAATGTATTTAAGGACCTTGCACATGATTTAGACAAAATTCTGAAGAACAAAAGAAGTGATAATTCAGAAAAGTGTTTTATGGCTCAATCTTCCCTTATGATGGCTCATGCCCGTCTGGAGAAACAATGGAAAGACCCTCGTAAATTATACCAGGGTGGTGAACAACTGGTCCAAGATCATTGGCACGGTTTGTCAGACGTTAGAGGTAAAGATGAGCTAGAGAAAAAGTTTGAAGATGATGATAGCTTTAGTGGCTAAAATCTTTAAATATAACAACGTACAAGCACCAAACGGGGTGTAGGTTTACCTTTAGAGCTTGTATAAAATTGATGGAGAGTAAAAAAATGAGTGTTATCAATCACTTAATATCTAATTTGATTTGGGGATGTCGCATAATATATATTAACCGTAATTTTGAGTTCCTACTTAATAGCCTTATAGAACAGAATAGGGATAACAGACAGACAGAAACAGGATTTCTGTTACGATCTGTATTCCGAATTGTACTGTCAGTTATAGCATTTGGTGGTGTATTAGCAATGGCATATTTGCTTTTAATGTTTAGCTGTGTCTTGACCGATAATTGCTACTATTATTATTTGGGAGTTTAGTATGCCAAAGTTTACAGAAACTGGAAAAGAAGTTGGATCAAGCGAATGTCCAGCGATTGTTTTAGGCAAGACAGCTTATACGACAAACCAGAAGGTCCTGGACAATCATCGTGCTACGATTGCTGGTGTTGAAAAATTAAATGAGTACAGACCTAGCCAGGCACAAGACCGTGGTAACTTCCTGGAAGAAGGGATAGCAAAATGGGCCTGTAAACAATTACACGCTAGTTTTGAAATGCCAGAGTTTGCTTTTCGTGAACCAGATTTAAAAATTGGAGCATCAGTTGATGCAATTATATCATCGGAATTAGGTATAAATATAACTGATCCTATTACCCAGGAAGATTATACTTTTAACGGTGACGGTATCCTGGAAATTAAAACAGACTTTTATCACATGGATAAGGTGAGGGAAGAATGGGTTATCCAGGTCCATCATCAAATGATTTGTTCTGGTTTTAAATGGGGTATCGTTGCTGTCTTAAATCAAAAAGGTCATCTTAAAATATATCCTGTACCTCGCAATGAAGAACTGATTGATAAAATTATATTTAAGGTCAATGAGTTTTGGAGCCTAGTAGAAAGTGGTGAAGATTATGCACCATTAAAAGAACCCGTTGTAGAAGCTGTCAATCTGGTTGAGTTGCTAAAAGATAGTAACCAGGACCTTGATGAGCTTTGTGGTGATTATCTGCAATGCATGGCTGAAGCCCGTAGGAAAACCAAGGAAGCCCAAAACATAAAAGACGGGATCATTATTCAGCTAGAAAGTATTGGTGTTGAACAGGGCTACACTAAAAATTATGTACTGAAAAGCCAGGACATTATGCGAAAGAAACGTAAACAAATTGAGACTAATGAGGAAGTACCAGGTCACATTTTTTCTATAAAGGAGATATCACATGAGTAATTTAATGAAGTTAGATATGCCAGGCATGATGCAAATAGCAGAAGTTGTATCAAAGTCAGCATTAGTTCCACAGGCATACCAGGGCAAACCAGCTAATTGTTTTGTTGCAATACAATGGGGTCAAGAAATTAATCTTAATCCAATGCAATCACTACAAAACATTGCTGTCATAAATGGTAAACCATCATTATATGGTGATGCATTGTTAGCGTTGGCCCGTTCTGATAATCGCTGTGTTGGTGTTGAAGAAAAAATGAATGAAGATACGGCTGTTTGTACTGTAAAGCGTAGACACATTGATGGAACCGTTGAAGAGATTGTTAGAACCTTTAGCAAAGATGATGCTGTCAAAGCTAAGTTGTGGGGTAAGCAAGGTCCTTGGTCACAATATCCAATTAGGATGTTACAAGCCAGGGCCAGAGGGTTTGCTTTGCGAGATGCTTTTCCAGATACATTGAAAGGTCTTATTACTTCAGAAGAATTAGGAGATTATCCTGTTAATAAAAATATGACTGTTGTACAGCCTGTACAAGAGCCTATAGATACCTTAACACATACGAAACCACTCCATGAGCAGTTACCCCCCGTAGAAACCCCTCAAATCGAGAAAGAAGTACCATCTGACTTTTTGTTTCACTTTCCTAATGGCAAAATAGATAAATATGAGCGTGTTGAGGATTGGGTGGTTAAATATCTGGAGATGATGAAAAATTGTATAGACTATGACGGCTTCACTAATGCAGAAAAACGGACCAACTTAAAACAGCTAGAAACAATTAACAAAGTTGTTATTGAAGAAAGCATGGAAGAAGCTCTTAGGACAGAACTGTACGATAAACGTATCGAATATAATAAATTTTTAGGAGCTACAGAAGATGAATAATTTTGGGCTAACTTCCAGGCAACAAGACGTATTTGCTTTTATAAAAAGGTTTAATAATGTGTACGGCATCTTTCCTAGTGTCCGTGAAATATCTTTAGGCCAGATAGAAGGTCAGCAAGTAATTGAAAAAAGTAGTTCAACGGGGAATATACACCGTCTACTGACTAAGTTAGAGGAACGTAAAGTTATAGAAAGACAGACGGGTAGGGCTAGGTCTATCCGTATATTAGATTAATCCTCTAAGTTTGCCAGGGCATGGCTACGGGTTTCTTTGTTTCTTCGTAGCCATCCTTTACCAAAATGCTCGAAGGTTTTGAGCTTCCTATAAAAAGTTTCCCGTTCAACTGACATCATTTCAATAAGTTCTTCTGCATCATGTTCATTAACTGATTTTAAAGTTATCGGTCCTAGACCACCATCTTGTTTTACACCTACACATTTCTGCAAGGCTTTGACAGCACGACCACAGCCACTATTAACAGCCCAATCAAATACAGATAAATCTAAACCAGATGCCAGGCTGTCTGCATTGACCCTATCCCAGTACTGCTTCCTATAAATTTCAGCTACATGGTTATCTGGCATATCTCGCATCTCTTGTTCTGTCGTTACCTTTTCCATATAGGCATCGTAAACTTTTTTGGTTATGCCATTGTTCGTCATTCCACCTGGATCATTAGGATGATTTACAAATCCCCCTTCGTGTCTTAATACTATAGCCAAAGCTCTTTCAAAATTACCTTTCATGTTAACTCCCAAAAATTAGTAATAAAATTCCAACAACGTAGCTTATAATAAGTATCTCAATATCAAGCGAAATCATTTCTTCTTTTTAAGTAGTTGCAGACCTTGTTTGCCAAACCTCATTCCAAATGCAGAACCAATTACCAAATACAACATATTCGAAAACCAACTTGGACAATGTTGATCTAAAAAAATAAAGCCATCTTTTACATACGGCTGGGTCCAAGGGAGGA